TTATCAGGATAATGTTTTTTATGAAATCTTAAGAAATCAATCAATAAACCATATGGTAAAGACCTACTCATAGAATTGAACATAGATGCTTTACCATTCCAGGAGCCACTAAGAAACTTAGGCATAAATTGATATCCTGAAACATAACGAGTAAAATCTTCTTTAAGATGGTTTAGATAATCATAATCCTCTGTTTCGATTTGAATTCTAAGCTCACCATATTTTTTAATAAAAACCATTTAATAACACTCTTGTAATATTGAATTTTTTGCTATTGCTCCAGTAGTACATTCTGGCTGTTGGTGTGCTTTCTTATGGCAATCTTCACAATACGTAATACAGACATCCATATCAGCACTTTCTATCGGATCATATGCTACAGGAATTATATGGTGACATTCTAAATTATCCTTACTCTCACATTTCTGACATGTATAATCATCTCGTTCTAAGACCATATTTTTAAGTTCAGTTTGTAATTCTCTTTGTAGATCATGCCATTTTACTCTTCCTGCTTTAACTGCATGATCCTTCATTAATGTATTTACCGTTTTTCCATAAATATCACATACATTTTTACATTTATCTGAACAATAAAATCTATTCTCTGTATTTCCTGGTACATTTCCATTTATTGCTCTTATCCTACATTGTATTTGTTTGTTTGTAGGAATAAACCATGTTTTACATTTAGTACATGTTACTTCGAGAAGATCAGTGTTTCTTCTGACCTCTTCACACCATTCTATTTGATGTACATAAGTATTATATAATGCTGGTTTTTGATGATATTCTTTATTTTGTTTATCTTTTTCTATTTTATTATCTTTGTACCATTCTTTATAATATTCTTTTCTCTGTTCTTTATTTTCTTCATACCATTCTTTACGATATTCTGGACGATTTTTATGCCATTCTTTTGTTTTTCTATTTCTCTGTTCTTTATTGTTTTTATGTCTTTCTAATATTTTTTCTTTATTTTTTTGATAATATTTTTTTACACATTCTTTACATTGAGGATATAAACCATCTTTTTTTGATTTATCACGGTGAAAATATTCTGATGTTGCTTGTAGTTCTTTCTTACATTTTATACATATTTTCATAAACCTTGCCTTAACGTATCGACAAAATTCTTCATTCCCCATCCTTGTTGTTTAACTGCTGTTACAGCCATATCGAAAAAATTCACTCTAATTCTTTGTTTCCGAAGGATTTTCTTCATTTTTACAACTTTAACATCTCTAGGAATGTAATATTGTTTAATTTCGGTCTTATCTAGAGTTTTTTCGTAACTAAATCGATAATAATCATATCTTTCCCCAATTAATTTATCTAATAATTCTTCCAGATACGCTAGGTGTGCTTGTTCTTTATCATAATGGTCTCGATATCTTACCAAGAGAAAAGCATTATCTTTTAAATTTTCTTGGATATCAAACTCTGAGAATTTCATTTCTTCATCTATCGGAAATTCTTTTTTGAGGTCATCTATTATTTTATCAATATCTATATCACTTTTCATTCTTTCCTCTTTTTAATACTGTAATCAATAATTTAGCCGTATTGAAAGCATCCCATTTACCACAATGATGTTTACCTTCGAGTGGTATATTTATAGCATTTAGAGCTTTTTTCATACTTTGCTCTCTTTTAAATTGTGGATTCATCAAAGCAAATAGTGTCTTAATATTTATATGAGAACTTGCGAATGGATATTTGACCTGGAAAAGTTTACACATTTTCATAAATGCTGTTCTATCATAATTACCCCAACTTCCCCATATTCTTCTTTTAGTTTTATAATCTTCTCTCAATTTTTTACATGCTTCCATGAATAGGCATCCTTCATCAACAACTTCTTGTGTTAAACCTGTTAATTCAGTACAGAATTTACTGATTTTAGAGTATATAGGATTGATAATAAATCCATCCACATCATCAATCTTAAACGTTTTTAAATCAACTGTACAAACACCAATTTCAATAATTTCTTTGTATTGTCCTGGTGGTGGATCACCCATCCAACAACATGCTTCAATATCTATAACAACAATTTTATCCAATTTTTGATTTCCCATAGTTTTTCTCTTTCCATTTATATTTATGATAATATTTTAACATATTTTTCTGTAAATGTAAAGATATTTTGTTTACAATTTTATAATTATAGTGTATAATAAACTAAAAATGAAGATTTAGGAGAGGTTTATGGCTTTAAAACTATTTACAGTTTTACAGAAAAAGGAAAAATTGTTCTATGGTTATATTTCTAAAGGTAGATTTTATAAGAATCGAGAATTAACTAAACGTTCAGATGTTAAAGATATTAGCAACTACATAACCCTAAAACAATTTCTTAAAAAACATAAAGACTCACCAATCCTTAATGAACTTAATATTGAAAAAATAAAAGCCAAAAATATTTATCTTTTAAATCAAGTTGTTGGTTTGCCCAAAGATTTTTTTGAGGTCATGTGGTGGGGAAAATTTAATAAGAAATGTGAAAAATGCAGGAAGGATTGTAAACAGAGTCATAAAGTTATAATTGAAAGATGTCCAAACTATAAGTTACAAAATTAGCCTCCTCACTGGCTTAGTAAGTGGAATTCAACTATAAAAAAATGAGGTAAGATTGAACAGAGAATTTATTGAAAGGTTAATAATAAAAGGAATTCTAACAGATAAAAGATATATGACATTGGTTACTGGTGTTTTTGTCAAAGAATATTTTGATGATCCCACAGTATCAGAAGTCTTTAGAATTATTCAAGAACATTTCCACCAATATAATACTATTCCTGAACATTCAATTATTGTTAACACCGAAGCAGAAGTTTCCCAAGAAGATATCAAGGATTTACTAGAAGAAGTTAGTGGAATTGATTTCAATATTGCTAGAAATTTTGAAGCTCTTTTTGAAAATACTAATATTTTCTTAAAAGATAAAGCTGTTAGAAGAGCTATTCTGGATTCTGTAGATGTTGTAGAAGCCGGAAAAGATATAATAGAAATCAGACAATTAATTGAAAATGCTCTTTGTAAAGATTTGAAAATTGACCTTGGACTTGATTATTTTGGTCAGTTAGCTGCTAGATTAAAAAGGATTTTAACATGTGGTGAAATAAGAATTCCAACATATTTTCCACAATTTGATGAATTTATCAATGGAGGATTCCCACCATATACATTTTCAGTAATTGTGGCTAAAATTCATGGGTTTAAATCAAACACTTTGGTAAATTTTGCAACCAGACAAATTCTTAATGGTCATAATATTGTTTTAACCACAATGGAGATGTCAGAAGATGCTTTTGCTCAGAGATTCGATAGTATTTTTACATGTTTGGATGTTAATAGAATTTATAGTGTAAGATCAAAGACTAAAGAATTAATGACCGGATTGAAAGAAATCAAAGCATATCCACAAAGAGGCGAATTATTTATTAAACAGTTTCCAACAGGAGAAGGATCAGCACAAGATATTAGAATGTATTTAAGAGAGCTTATCATTCGAGATATCAAACCAAGCATTGTATATGTAGATTATATCAATTTGATGAAGCCTTCTGTAAATATTAAAGATACTATTCTTTATTCAAAAGTAAAGCGAATAGCAGAAGAACTAAGAGCCTTATCATTTGAGTTTGAATGTCCAATAGTTTCAGTCAGTCAGTTAAACCGTGAAGGTGGTTTTACTGCATTTAATGAAATTAATTTTGAACATATTTCCGAATCTATGGGTGTTCCAGCTACAGCCGATTTTATGAGCATTTATGGAATTGATGAAGATAAAATGGTTTATGAATCAGAACTTTTCTACAAAATATGCAAAAATAGACTTGGTGGGAGAATTGGAGAAATAGGAAAATTTTATTATGATACAAGAAGTTTAAAAATGTATGATTCATTAGAACTTGACCTCTGGCTTGAGGAGGCTTCGATTTCTGGTGATGATAGAAAAATTAAGGAGGATATCTAAAAAATGAAAGACAGTAAATTTTCCAAAGGTGTGATGTTTTTGGATAAATTTGGGGATCATTCAATCTGGTATCGGATTGCATGTGATTGTGGAAGTAAAGAGTGTGATACTTATATGGAATTTGAATTCGATAAAAAAGTGAATATGTTATTTTTGAACTTCCATAAAGATGTTATCGTTTGTGAACCTTATGATGATAAAGAAAACATCATTGATAAATTAGAAAGATATTGGATAAGATTTTGCAAATCTATGAAATTGCTTTTTACCGGATATCTGAAAATGGAGGAAAGTTTTATTCTTCAGAATAAAGATCATATCAATAATTTTATTGATGCACTTCAAGAAGGTAGAGATTATATACTGGATGGAAACAGAAAACAAGAGGATTAGAATGAGAAGAAAAGATATACAAATGGAATTAATAGATGATTTACAAAAAGCAATAGATGAAGCATTTATAATTTTTCGTAAGAAAATTGAAGATGCCGAACAAATACGGGGATATAAAAAAATAATGCAAACCAATCCTTATTTCAAGAGACCTTTTGTTCGAAGATGGATTAAAAAAATAGGAAGTTTATCAACAAAAGATGGACAGAAAAACGAAAAGACTACTTGAACTTCTGGATAACCAGATTGTAGAATGTACTGCTTGTACTTTATTTCATAATGGTCGATGTAAACCATATTGGACACCCGAATCAAAATATGCAATGGTTCTAGAAGCACCTGGAAAAACAGAAATAGAGGAAAATATACCTGTAATTGGAACTGCTGGTAGACATCTTTGGGATATGGCAGAACATTTTGGTTATAAACGAGAAGATTTTCTTATAATAAATTCAGTAAATTGTAGACCTGTTGTTGGAAATAAAAATGGTAAACCAACTTATTTCCAAACAGAACTTTGTAGAGATTGGGTAAGAAAATATCTGAAGGTTTTTAAGCCTGAAAAAATGATAATTTTCGGTGCATATGCTTTGTTTACATTATTGAATAAAAATGGTATAATGAAAGAATCTGGTAGTGTTGAATTTGATGAAGAGTTTGATACACCTATTGCAAAAAGTATTCATCCAGCAATGATTATTTACAATAAAACTAGAGGAAAACAAATGCTTTATGATGGATTTCAGGCATTTAAGGAAATTTAAATGGGTAAAAAGATAGAATAGAAGAAATAATAAGGGGTGATTAAAATTTTCAAGAATATTTTTTATAATACGAGACAAAGTACAATTCATCTTTGGGAACAATACAAAGGTAAAGATATGTATACAGAAATTCCTTGGTGTCCATATGTTTTCCTTAAAACACCTGGTGGAAACTTTCAAACAATTGATGGTTTTCCAGTTGCTAAAAAACAATTTTCATCATATAATCGATATTGGAATTACTGCAAAGATAAAAATAATACCTTTGAAGATAAAGTAAAACCAGAAATTCAATTTTTGGCTGAACGATATCATGGTATCGAAGATGATAAAATTGAAGTTCCAAAATTGAAAATCTATTCTCTTGATATTGAGACTCACCTTGGGCAAGGTTTTCCATCAATTGATAAGGCTGATGATCGTGTTACTTTAATTTCTATCTATGATGTAAATCGGAAGAAAGCAATCACGTTTGGTGATAAAGTTTATAATGGAAATCGCAAAGATGTACTTTTTATTTATTGCGAAAATGAAGTTCAATTGCTTACCAAATTTTTTAAATTTATGAATAAGTATCCATGTGATGTCGTAACCGGCTGGAATATTTATGGCTTTGATTTACCATATATCATTAACAGATGTAAGAATTTATTTGGAGAAGAGACTAAAGAATATACACTCCTGTCTCCAATTAAAGTTGTAAGAACATGGCAATCTCAAGAAGGAAATATGAATGTTGATATTGCTGGTGTAGCGGTCTTGGATTATATGGATTTGTATAAATGGTATGCAACAGACAAGCTTGAATCTTATAGTCTGGATTTTGTGGCAACACATGAACTCGAAAAGGGTAAATTAGATTATTCTGAATACAAAGATTTAAAAGAATTGTATGACCAGAATTGGAATAAATATGTTGATTATAATATAATTGATGCCTTGCGAGTTGTGCAGCTTGAAGAAAAATGTGGTTATATCAGACTTGTTCAAGCATTATCCCTATTAACCAAATGTCCTATGAAATACTATCATACTATGACTCAGTTGATAGAAGGATGTTTGTTAACATATTATCGAAGAAATGGTCTAGTTGCTCCTCATTTTTATGGAGGAACACAAGAGTCATATCCTGCTGCCTATGTGAAAGAACCTCAAAAAGGCAAGCATAGTTGGATTGTGGATTTAGATATTACATCTTCATATCCAACAGCTATCATTACTTTAAATATGTCGAATGAAACATATTTTGGTCGAATACAAGGATTAACAGAAGACCTTATTATGGATTATACTAAGAAGAGGGAATTCCCACCATTTGAAATATTTAAAGAAATTGGTCCTGTAAAAATGAGTGGCAGAAAACTAGACCATTTCAATCATGCTTTGAAGAAAAGACTTCTATGTATTGCACCTTGTGGTTCGGTCTTTTCAACAAAGGAGCCTGGAACTATTGCAACAGTTCAAAGAGCTATTTTCAAGAAGCGAAAAGAAGTCAAAAATCATATGATTAAACTCAAGAAATCTCTTCCTGTTTTGAGAGATGAAACATTAAAAAATGCTAAAGAAAAAGTAAATCAATTATTTGATTTTCAATATGCTCTTAAAATTCTACTTAATGCAACATATGGAATTATGGCTGTTCCGTATTCCAGGTATTTTAATCCAAATATTGCAGAAGCTATTACATCTTGTGGTAGACAAACAATTAAAGCCGGAGAAAGATATGTTAATCAGTTCTTACAACAAGAATGGGTGAAAAATCAAGATTTTGTAAATTTGATTGGAGAAATTAGTGAAGACCCATTCTTTGAAAATCCACCAAAGAATGATGAAGATCATGTTGCGTATATCGATACTGATTCAGTTTTTATTCGTTTAGGAGATTTTCTAAAATACATAGTAGGTGAAGCATGGGAAAAACTTGATGATAAAAAAAAGATAGGCTTTATAATGAGAATTTCTGCTATTATTGAGGATTATGTTAATGATCGTGTTTATCGAAATGTACAGAGAATGGCTTATAATTCTGCTATTGAAGATTTCAGAATCACCTTTAAACAAGAGATAGTTGCTAAGTCTGCATTATTTGTGAAGAAAAAGAAATATTGTTATTGGTGTGTTAACGATGAAGGCGTTCCATGTGATAAGGTAGAAGTTACTGGACTTGATGTGGTGAGATCAGATTCATCAGAAGCAATTAGAGTACGCTTGAAGGATGTATTGGAAATGATAATTAAAGATGCTCCTGAAGGAGATTTGATTAAGAA